AACCTAAAGATCGTAAATCGATTTTAAGTCTATATGTATCAACTAAGCTGATCAGCCTACTAGACACGATCAGCGATAGACATGCTGTCAAGGTCTCTAAGCTGGCTGAAAAGATATTGCTTGACGGACTCCAGAGAGATCAGATTGATCTTGCTCTTGAAATCGATGATGATGATGCTATTGAGAAAATCACAACTAAGATCATCAGAAAGCTTGATCATGGCAAAGACTAAAACCACCGATAAGACCGTAAAAAATGATATGGTTGATTCTAAAGTTGGCAAAAGTAGCACAGCACTAACAAAAAAGCCACAAGAGGATAAATCTGAAATCGCAAGACAAAAGAGGCTGATCTCAATCGAGCAAGTGCTTGAGTTTATCTCTCAAGGCCTCTCTCAAGGTGATGCTCTTTCTCTTGTTGGCGTTGCATATAGTACTTGGAATGGCTGGATGAAGAATGACCCAGAATTGGTGGCTGATATCAAGCGAGCTGAAATCTCTCTAAAGATCAAGCACCTTCAAAACATTCAGAGGCATTCAGAGAACGATGTCAGAGCAAGTCAATGGCTACTCGCTCGCAAATTCCCTTTGGAGTTTGGAGAAAAGCAAACGATCGATATGAATACAAAGAGCGATGATAGCAAGGTGATCATCAATGTCATCCAGCAAGTGCAAAAAGAGAAGCATGGTCAAACGATAGAGATCAAGCATGAGCTCCCAAATGAGAACGACCATGGCACAGACGAAGAAGACTGACATTGAGCTCAAACTCAATCCCTTGCAAATCGATCTAGTTGATCGCTTGATTTACTCTGATGATGCCTTCATCGCCGTTAGAGCTGGTTGGGGAAGTGGCAAAACTTCAGCTTTAGTTTTTGCATTGTGGACATGGTCAAGCATTCATCCCAATAAGTCATCTTTGCTAGTCACTGATACCGCTCCACGATATAGGTCGGTGCTTGGTCCTGAGCTTGAGAAGTGGCTTGCTCCTTATGGTTGGGTCTATCATCAACAAGACGGCAAATGGATTGCTCCAAATGGGCATGTTGTTTGGTGTAGATCCTACTTTAGACCAGGCACAAGAGATGCGACACATAACCCGCTTGAGGGGCTCAATATCACAAGTGGTCTTGCCTTGATTGATGAGTGTCAAACTCTCTCTGAGGAAGTAGCACAAAAGACTCTTGGCCGTCTTAGATCAGGGCCATCGCCTAAACTCATCATGGTAGGCTTGCCTGTATGGGATGCTTGGTGGGTGAGTTTTGCTGAGAAGGCTGGATGCACTCCAATCTTTTATGCAAGCCATGTGAATAAAGCCAACTTATCTGAAGCTTGGTTTGATGCAGTCAAGAACTTGCCTGAAAGCGAACGGTTGGCAATGGTCGAGAATCAACCTAGACCACCTCAAGGCGTGATATATAGCGAATGGACTTTATCCCATGTTGTCAGCAATTGGAGATATGATCAGAGCATGTCATCAAGGATTGTCATTGACTTTGGCTTTAGAAAGCCGTCCGTTCTGATCTTAACTCATGATCCAATCTTAGAAGCTGATGTTATTTGTGCTGAGATCAACCCTCAAGAGATCACTCTTTCAGAGCTTGCCAAAGAGATCTTAAAAATTGCTTGTCCTAGAGATATGGCTAAGAAGTATCCCAATCGTATTTTGCTTGATGGTGCAAGCGGTGATAAGGCTGGATCAGCTAGATCAGATCGTACCGCTCAATCAGCCTTTCATGAACTTTCAAAGCCAGCTGATCAAGGTGGCATAGGTATGCCTTTTAGGTGGTGCACTGATCCAATACGAACGGACATTTTGAACGGCATCCAACGAGTTAAAAGGTTGATCCATCAAAGGAGAATTTTATGCACCTCTGAGGTTTGGGAAAGAGGAGCAAATTCTATTGGCAACAGCTTTAGAAAAGCGATCTTATCCTATGCTTGGGATGGCAAAGAGACACCTAAAAAGGATGGTCGAGAAGATCCACTAGACGCATTGAGATACGATGTTATTAATTGGCTTTGGAGAGATAGCGAGATCATAGCTGACAAGCCTGTGCCTACTACATCTCCAACCGTCAAGAGCAAACTTAACTTGGTGCAATCACATATCAAAGCGATGAGAAGTCATTAACATGCAAGACAAATTCAAAAAGATCACTGATGATCTAGCACAAATCTTATCTACCAAAGACGAAGCCTATGGCAATGCTTTTGATAAAACAACTCAAATTCTATCTTTGCTTTATCCCAATGGGATTAAGGTTGAGCAATACAAGGACTTGCATGTCATCATTCGTATGCTTGATAAAATCTCAAGGATTGCAAGGGATAATGATCCAATGGGCGAATCGCCTTATATGGACATAGCAGGCTATTCTATTCTTTCACTTGCTAGGAATGACAAATGCTAGAAGAAAACAAAATCCATTTAGGCGATTGCCTTGACCTGATGCCATCCATTCCTAGCAAATCAGTTGATATGATCCTTTGCGATTTGCCTTATGGTACAACGGCTTGCGAATGGGATTCTATTATCGATATGGCTAGGCTTTGGCAAGAGTATGAACGAGTGATTAAGGATAATGGAGCTATCGTACTGACAGCATGCAATGAATTTACTTTTTTGCTTTACAATACAAATCCGAAATTATTTAGATATCGATGGATATGGAAAAAAACGCTTGCTACAGGGTTTTTATTGGCAAAGAAACAGCCTTTGAGAAATTTTGAAGATATTCTAGTTTTCTATAAGAAGCAACCTATTTATAATCCGATTTCTTTTAGAAAAGGCGCTTCATCCTTTCGTAAACCAACTAATAACTGTGAAGTTTATGCACATGCTAAAAGTGGTCAGGTTGTACATGAAGATCGCCGACCAACAACCATCCTTGAGTTTCAATCAGCAAACAATGGATCGACCACAGGGGGAAGCTCAATCCATCCAACGCAAAAGCCTGTGGCATTATTTGAATACCTGATCAAGACCTACACCAATGAAAACGATCTAGTGCTTGATAATTGCTCAGGTAGTGGCACAACAGCAATCGCCTGCATCAACACAAATCGCAGATATATTTGCATGGAGAGAGATGAAGGATATTATCAAAAATCAGTTGAGAGAGTGGCAAATCATGATCCTTTATTGCAACTGCTTAATCAAAAGTGAAATAAAAAAATTTAATGCATTGTTATTAAACAACCTCAACCCTCAAGGAGATACACATGAGTGAAGAAAAATTTGACGACTTAAGTTGGCTTGAACGACTGGTCAAATATAATGGGGCATTGTTAAAATACAATCAAATCTTAACATTGCTTGCTTTAGATAATAGAGATGATGATGTAGTCACTTTTTTATTGGATGGATTATTTTCAGATTTAGCATCATTTCTTAGACATGAAAAGAAACTTGTAGATTGTAGAATTATGGGATTTCATCGTATCTTGGAAGATACCTATCTTTGTAAAGATTCAGAGTTTTTTATTAAAAAAGTGCCTGAAGCTGTAAATTATCTTAATGAATATTGTAAACTTGAAGTTAATGTGCTTAATACGGTTGATTATCAACTAGCGCTACATAAACAACGCTTAAAGAAAAATCCTATTCTTGCATCTTCTTAATTTTTGTTTCTAGTCTATCAATTCGATCCACCAGCTCATCATCACCAAGCTGAATTTTAGTAGCTTGTCTTGCTTGCTCATTGATTTTGCTTTCTAGTGTGTTGATCTTTTTATCAATCTCTTTTCTCTCAAAGTCGCAAACAAGAGCATGATCTTTATCTTCTCGTTCTTTCTTTTGCATCTTTTGAAACATAAGAACGATCAAGATGATAATCGCTAGTGGTGTATTGTCTTTGGTGATCTTCATGAGTTGCTCAAATTGATCGATCTCAGGTGGCAATTCAATGCTTGAGTGGGTAGGCTGGATAGGTTGAGCTTGTGCAATAATCATCGGCTCGTCTAGTGGTGCTAAAAACATATCTTCTTCTTTCTGATATATAAACTGATCAGGTACCAACTTAATTTTAGTGTCTTTTTTGAGTAGCTTTTCAACTTTCTTTTCTCCATAGTGGATGACTAGCTTGGAGCCTTCTTTAAAATCGCAAGCCTCCACCTCGTAAGTATTGCCTTTAAAATAGATCTTGCCAGCGGTGGTGATAAAAAATTCATCATCAATTATGCACATATTTTCTCTTTTCATGTGTTTAAGATATGAGTGTTTTGAGAGTCGCTAGGTGCTTTTCTGCCTTTTAGCATCTAGCAATTTAAATTTTATTTGATATAATAGCATTTTATGCAATATGATAATTTGTATATATTCTTTTAGGTGATGTTTATGACGGTTTATCCATATATGACAATGACAAGCTCAACCAAAGAGATGCCATATTTATCGCAAGAACGACCACACTATCAATCTTATGGTATCAGTGGAACATCCATTCAAGGCGGCTACATCACAGGGAAAGAACAAAATCCAGCTTTATCAGGCCGTTCATGGACGAGAGAAGCTGAAGACATGTTGGCAACTGATCCAATTATCAGAAGATCTTGGAGCTTGGTTAAGCAAACTCTATTGTCAGCAAAATGGGAATTTAAGGCTGGTCGAGATGGTGATCAAACAAGTGAAGAGCTTGCAAGATTTGCAAACGAGGCTTTTGGCTTTAAGAGTTATCCAGGTATGATGGAGATCAGCTTTGAGGATCAGCTTAATTATTTGCTAGAATTTATTCCACATGGCTGGAGATATGCAGAAGAGATTTACTGTGTTGCTAAAGACTCGATAGGCAAAGAGAAGGTATTTTTAAAGAGATATGCTGATCGTGAACCTTCATCTCATCAGCAATGGTTATCAGTGGATAAACAAAACCTTGATGGTGTTATTCAAATCATGGTTGGCGGTGTTACACCTGAACCTATTCCAGCATCAAAACTTTTGCTATTGACTCTCAATCGTACAGGCTCAAACTTTGAAGGCATTGGCTTGTTGCGTCCTTGTTGGTGGTGGTGGAAAGAAAAACAAAGAGCGGCTACACTCATGGCAATTGGCCTTGAGAAATGGGCTGTGCCTACTCCAATCGTCAAAGTCAATCGTCAAGCGGTTGATCAGATGGGCATCTCAAATGGAGATGTTGAGGCAATGATCAATGAAGCACAACAACAAGCTCAGGCTTATGTGGTGCAAGAGCAAAGCTATTTAGTTGAAAATAATATTGTGTCTTTTGATACCTATGGAGGATCATCAGGCTTTGATGCTAGCGGTGCTCTAAAAGTCATTCAAGAATGTGACAATCAAATCTCACAAGCCTTTATGGCTCAATTTATGAATTTAGGAATTTCTGACACTGGATCGAGATCAGTTGGTGAAGTGCATCTATCTGTATTTAGAAGAGCATGTATCAATTTTCTTGACTTGGTGGCTAGTGCAATCAGTGGACAAGATAGACGAGGGGGCGGAACTATTGGCCGTCTTATCCGTTGGAATTATGGCAACATTGAAGCAACTAAATTGCCTCGTTTAGTGCATAGTGGTTTAGATACCGATGCACTAGCAGAAGCACTTGCAAGCTTGCCATCATTGGTACAAGCTCAGCTCTTAACTCCTGATGATGATCTTGAGAGAGCAATCAGACAAAAGATCGGGGCTGGTCAATTGCCAATTGAGGCAACAAGGACGGCACAAGATCGTGCTGTTGCACAAAATCCAGCTTTAGCTATGGCTGAAAGACTGAGAGCAATCAGATGAACGAGAAACAAATATCACTTGCTAAACAAAGATTGATGAATAGAAGATTTAATGCTTATCTCAATGCACCTAAAAAGTATGATGGCATTGATTTTACTCCACCTCAAGGCGTGAGAGATGCAGCAATCAGAGCATTAAAGAAACGATCTGAGCAACCACCTTCAAGGCGTGGGATGACAGCCGTTGGGATTGCAAGAGCAAGAGATTTATCTAACGGCGTTACCTTATCACCTGATACCATTAAGCGAATGGTTGCATATTTCACAAGGCACGAAGTCGACAAGCAAGGCTCAACATGGGCTGAATATGGTAAAGGTCGACAAGCTTGGGATGGTTGGGGCGGTGATGCTGGTTATACTTGGGCAAAGAAGATTTTAGCACAAATGGAGAGAGCTGATGAGAAAGAAAAGGCATTGTCGGAATCTTCCTTGTCGTCCTCCAATCGTACTGACATTAAGGTATTTAGAGAAAGAATCAGGTTGGGAGAAATTGCTTTATATCCAGGATCAGACATTAAGGTGCTTTCTGTTGGTAAAGTCAACAGTCGCATCAATGGGAAGACGATTCAAGATGTCACGCCTG